AGCACTCTACCGGCTGCTTTGTCCCACTTAAGGCACTCCAGCGCAGCCTCTTCCCAGTTTTTCTCGTTGATCCTCTTCTTGAAGGTACTGACACGAAGATTACCCAGACCACAGTTGTATGCCCATGAGAGCACAGCAGCCTGTCGTCTAGGTGGTTCATCCTTTAGGCCAGGACAGAGCTTAAGAACACCCACATAGAAGTACTCTAAATGCTCGTCTAAGGCTCTTTCGCACTGCTCCATAGTCCAGATTGTGTCCGGATTGATGTCAGGGCCTGTAGAGCCGTATCCGATGGTCCAGGGATGTCCTCCTGTGCCCGGATCAGGATACGCTTTGACCATTCCGTTAGGAAGAACTTTAGCGCATCCTTCAAAGGGCTTTACCAGAACATTCTTACATAGTTCAATTGCGGGATTCACGTTTTTCCAGGGACCTACCCAAAAACCAAAATGTCAGGATCATCATCAGCATACTGAAGTCATCAGTGGTCCAGATTTCTTGCATGATTTGAATAGCAGGAAGACCACTATTGACAGCGTACATGATTGTGACGATCTTTACAGCCGTATACAGACCAAACAACAGCCACGTAATGCCAGGACGAACTAAGGCAGAGATAGAAGCAACCCATTTGTATGCGTTCTTGTCTGCCTCGGCTTGCTGCTTGAATGCTTCTCCGATGGCGTCGATGTTGGCTTTGCTGAAGTCAACATACTTCTCTTCCATGCGGTACTCACCACGCATCTTCTCAAGATCCGTTTGGAGAGAAAACATCTTTAGCTCATGTCCACGCTCATCTTTACGGTCTAGCCATTTCAGTACCTCCGGGGCCAGCCGGAACAGGCCACCGAAGATACTGCCTAGAAGACCACCTCCTAGCATTTCAAACATTTATCGCTCTCCTATCAGACCACGCCTGCGAAGTTCTTCTAAGGCTTGTCCTGGATTGATTACTTCTTCTAGAACAGGCTCCTGAGGTTGTGCTGAAAGGTCTATTACAGGAGCCGTATCCATTCGCGGCCCTGCCCTTACAGCCTGTACAGCTGTCGCTTTTCCAATACTTTGAAGCAAATCAGACGCATTGCCAATCTTACCACGGCGTTGAGCTTCTGCCATTTTACGAACAGTATCCTGATCGAAGATAACAGCCGCCGCCGCCTTAGGATCACGAAGAATAACATCAGCTACAGAGCTTAATTCTCGTAAAATCAAGCCCTGCTGTGCAGTGCCTCCGATACCGCGAGTGGTGCCATAAACATTTCCTCCAATACTTCCGTCTGCTTCTCTGGCAGTTTTAGCAGTCTTTTGTAACCACTGAATTGCAAGAACGGCATCTGCTCTTGTAGTCGGATCAGGGAAGAGATAATTAAAATCACCTTGCTTGTTATTAAGTTCTTTTAACAGAACTTTAGTATCAATATTTGGTGATCCCGCAGGAGCAGCCGCAGCAGCACTTCTTGCCTTATCAATAATCGTTTCAAACTGTAAACGACGAACAGTATCAAAGATTTCACTTGCGTCTGGATGATTCCTTAAAACATCAGCAAGTAAAAGCCGTTCAGAAGGCTTTGCGTTGGCTAGTTTAGCAATAACATCCTCAGGGGTCAGTGCTGAAGCCGTAGGAACATCAAAATAACGAACTAAAGGATAGTTTGAGTATTCCTCAATCCTGTTAAGATTATTCTTAAAGTTGTCCCGCGCTGCTTTCAGTTTATCTGCTCCGGGAACTCCCTGAGCAATTGCTTGATCCAAAGATTCCCTAAAACCTCTCAGAATGCTGAGTGCCGCGCCTTTAACCTGTCCAGGTGCAACGCCTTCAAAGATGTTTCCTTTACCAAAATCTGCTTTTCCAGAGTATACTGCTTCACCCCATGCAGACAGGTTCTTTTGAAGCCTGTCAATGCTGATTTCTTGAACACCGGCAGGAGTGGCAGGAGTAATATTAACAGTGGCGGGTTGCCCTGTCGGGCCTAAGACTGTAGATGGCGTTACAGTTGCAGGTTTGGCAGGAATTAAATACTCATCTTTGATACGACCAATTGCAGTCTTAATTGCTTCAAACCCCGGAGTTTCAGGAGGAATACGAGCAGCCCAATCATCAATAGCTGTTAAAACAGGTGTCGTATCCACCGTTCCTTTAGCAGACCGAGCCGCAGCAAAGTCTCTTGAGGAATCTGTTTTTAACTTAGAGGAAAGAGCTTTTCCATAGTTGTTAAAAGCCGTAATTGCGGAAGTTGCTGCAATGTCAGGACTAACAGCTTGTGAAGATGCTCGATTAAAGACAGCCGTTAAAAACTTGTTAACATCTTCTGTCTGTGCAATACGGAAGATATTTCCAGCCTCTCCAATTCTTGTTGAAGCCTCTGTTCGAGCCTCAGCGGCTAACTGAGGACGGTATCCAGTTGCTTCTCCAGGAGTCATTCGACCAACTCGCAGAAGTTCGTCAATATTACTTGGAACCTGTCCTTCTGGCCTATTCACAAATGAACGAGCACTTGTCAAAGAGCTTTTTAAGGCATACGGAGTAGACTGCAGTGCAAACTGGGCTAAAGGACTATCGGGCGCCAAAGCAGGCGCAAGTACACCTGTTGTTCCAGCAACAGCCGCTTCTTTTGCCAATCCAATAGGACTAGGCTTAAATAAGCCAGGAAGACCTAGCGCACTTAAGACTGTAGCAGGCGCAGCAGCTTCGCCAAACTCTCCGGCTCCACGATATCCTTTGATCTGTTGAACATCAACACCGGTAAGTGCTTTGATTGCACGATTGATACCGGCAGAAGAAAAAGCACTTGGATCTTTACTTTCTTTCAGGTAATCGTATAGATTTCCCCATCCGCCAGCAATATTAACAAGCCCTCGTGCTGATCCTTTGAGTAAACTTTCACCAAACTTAGTAAACTCTGAAAGCGTGTCTGCTTTATCTTCAAAAATAGATTCTGTAGATACAGTAATGCCACGCTTCTTAAGTTCTTCTAGTGCTTCTTCTTTAGACGCCATTATTAATTCCTTCCAGGCACATATTGCCCGTTAACAACTCTTCCGCCAGCTAAACGAGCCAGTTCATCAACGGACATACTAGAAAGACTTCCTCCACCACTAGGAAGAGGAATTTTTGGTTTGAATCCCTTTAATGAACGGTTTTCTCGTGCATAGTCTTCCAGACGGGTGGCTTCATCAGCAATATCAGTAAATTTCTTTCGCATAAATTCAATGAGTTGCCGACGAGCAAGGGGACTGTTTTCAAGTTGTGGAACAAGCCCTTGAATAAACTTTCGATCTTCGTTTGAGAAACCCGCGCCAAGTTTTCCGCCAAGAGTACCAAGAACAACATCTCCAGAAATCTTAACATAGTTTTCTGAACGAGAAAGTTTATCTTTATCTCCTGGGCCAAGAAGTCCAAGAGTGTCAAGAAGATTTGTAGCACCAACGCGACCAGTTGCAAAAGAACCAGAAATAAGTCCTTCATTAGAAAGACGACTCATGGCCTCTAGTGACCTGAGAGAAGACAGTGCTCCTTCTCGTTGTGCACGAGCATCTAATACAGTTTTTGCATCCAGTTTACTAATTTCTTGTTCAAACGCTGTTTGACCTTTAGTATCAATAGAAACACTAACAGGAGGAGGACGCTTTTCTCTTGCTTCGTCCAATAAAGCTCTATTAATTTGTTTTACTTGATCTTGAGAATAATCGCCAAATCTAGTCTTTTCCCCAAATCCAAGTTCCACGGCCTTTGCTACGAAGTCTGCAGGGGGTTTAGCTGCTTTATCTTCTTTAGTAATATTATCCAGTACAGAATAATTTCCGCTACTAGCATAAGCCTGTAAACTATCCGGAGTAAACTTATCAGCATTAGCCTTGATAAATAACGTCCTAGGATCTTGTTCACGGAGCTTAGCAACTGTTTCTGCTTGAGTCTTAGCTAAAGTAGCCTGCTGCTGCATCATCTGACGCGCTTGTGCAGCGGCTTGCTGTGAAACCTGAGAATTTATAGAACTAGCAGCGTTAGCGAACTGCATCATTCCTTCAGCAGTATTCGTATCAAACTGTCCTGCCAATTGACGCAACTGCGAAGCCTGCTCAAGCATCGGATCACGAGCACCTAATGCACGACCAATACCAGTGATGCCTTGGTAGATGCCAGCAGCCATCCGAGACTGAGGATTCATATTGGCAAACTGCATTGCTCGTTGACGATCAACCTCTGACTGAGCCTGTTCAGGACTAAGACCTTGGTTAAGGAGGTTCAGGTAAGGATTACCCATCATTCCATCAGCCATTATTAACCTCCAAAGAGTTTGCCGATTAACTTAGCAACCGGATCAGCAAGCACACTTCCAACATTCTGAATACCGCCGATAGCGGCAGCATTTCGCTGTGCATCCGTCAAGGCAGAAGCGGACTGACTAGCAAGCAATGCCTTAGCTGCTTCGACGTTACCGGCACCTAGCTGAGCACCAGTCATTAACGGCTGCATACCTGCTTGTTCAACACCCGTAGCTTGACCAAAGCCAGAACTAAACGGAGCCAGTGCCCGTTGCTGTGCTTCATAGCCACCACCCTGGAGATTCAATGCACCACCAAGCAAGCCCTGACCGAAGGTAGCCTGCTGTTGACCAGCTTGTTGAGCCTGTGCAGCTAACTGAGCATTACGCTGTTGCTGTGCGTTGTAGAAGGCTTCCATGGCCGGATTAGCAGCCCGAAGACCGGGAGCACCCATCGGAGTTTCACCGGTAGCGCCCATAGCAAGACCGCCAGTGCCCTTACGGAATTGCGAAGTCTGCAACTGAGCCAACGCACGTTCATCCAAAGGAGCAAACAGTTCCTGCTGTCGAGCCATGTACTGCTGTGCAGCCTGCTGAGGAGTCTGAGCAATATACTGCTGTCCTAAACCAAACAAGCCCTGAGCAGCTTGATTGACTTGGCCTTGCATGGCTTGCTGCTGTTGTGCTTGTTGCAGCGCACCGCCAGAGATGCCCATAAGGGCCTCACGCATGGCTGCAACATCAGGAGCAACTTGGTAGCCTGCACCAATTAGACGACCATCAGGACCGTATTGAAAGCCTGAGCGACCAAAGCGAGTGGTTACGCCAACGGGACGGAACTGTGACTGCTGTGCCGCCAACTGTCCAGCCTGCTGTTGTGCAGATGAAAGCTGATTCAGGCCATAAATATTACCAGCAGTACTGATAAGACCG